ACATCAAACTTGTAATATGAGTTAGCCGCATCATAAAAGGTTGTGATTGTAGGATTGAAGTCATAGCTTACCATGTTGCTCAATAGCTTGCTCAAGTCCTGCTCCCCATATCCTGTGCCATAGGTAGGCAGTGCCTTGTAGTATCCTATCCTATTGACTGTGCCTGACTCAAATATCTCAAAGATATATCGGAAGCCATCATTGTTGACATTAGTTGAGTTAACTATGAACTTGCACTCATTGTAAGCAGGAGTGAAATCTTGAGGTTCTGCTATGATTGTCATTGCCATACCTATATTGTATTTCAGTTGGCATCCTGTTAGAAGGACATATATGAGTCATCTGTAAAGTATTCCTCCTTGATATGAGTGGCAGCATATCGGATGGCATCCATTGCATCATCCCATAACTTGACCGGCTCATCTGTAATGGTATCACCTATTTTTTTCCACTTGTAATTTTCATACTCCTTCTTAAGTTGAGGATGGTCCTCACAGAATATACCAAAGGACTTGATGTTGTTAATACCTTGCTTGACTACCTTGTTGGCATTCTCGATATAGTAACCTGCTCTATCTATCTCAGCAATAATCTCAGGCCTTGAATAGTCAGCAAGGATGTTGATACTCTTATCAATGCCTAACTGATCCATCCTTGCTATGAGATCAGTGGTAGTCAAATAACTCTCATAGATTACAGGCTCAATGTATAGATCCTTATCCCTCCAATATACCCTAACCAATGCAGTGGGGTGATTGTATCCAAAGTCAAGGCCATAGACAAATGATGTGAACTTAGCAGGCCTGTGCTTGACAAATGTCCAATTGGAATAGATGTTACTCTTGGATATGGCTTTCTCACCTAAGGCATAGATTTGATACTGAGCCTCATCAGTCCGTTTCAAGTCCTCAATCTGTTTCTTAATGCTCTCAGGCAGAAATGGGTTGTCTCTGTATGTTGACTTGATGAGCACACTCTCATCCTGTGGTAACTCATAGAGCCATGAGTTAGACTCTGATGGGTTGTAATCAAAGATTAGCTTGCCCTCTGTCCTCATGTTGAGCTGAGTGAAGTCATCATAGTATAACTCATTAGCCTCATTGCACCATGCCAGGTCTCTCTTCCTACCTCTAATCTTTTGCTCATCATCCACTGAGAAGAACTCTACGATAGAGCCATTGTCAAAGGTGTAGATGTGCTCAGACTTATTGTGCTTGCTCACCTCGTAGATATCCAAGTCCTTCATGATCTCTAAGAAGTCTCTCATGACTGTAGCTCTGAGTGCAGGGAAGGTCTTACGTATGATACTGACCACCTTGCCTCTGTTCTGCAGGCAGTAGACTATGACCAACTGGCATAGGCTGTAGGTCTTAGATGACCTTGAGCCACCTTCATTGATAATGAATCTATGGTCTGGACTGTTGAGAGCTTCAAAGTTCTGTTGAAATATCTGAGTCGCTGTTATTTCCACCTACAATAGTTATTTTGACTTCATTAATAGAATCACCTTTTGTGGTGTGGTCAATGCTTTCTTTTGGTTTACCTATTGCCCTGCTTAAAAGTGTCTCTATTGAATAAAGGCTGCCCTTCTCCAGTGACTTTCTTAAAGCATGAGCTATTGTCTTCTCAAGTATAGTTGCCTTTGGATTTTTCCAGATATCTCCTAATTCTTCTAAGTCCATAGATATCATTACAAGAATGCAGTCATTGACCTCAGAGGCTTTATAACCTTGTTCTTTTAAAGCTGAGACGTATTTCTTAGGTCTGCCATTAGGATTGCCTGATTCACCTTTTTCAAACTTTTTTAAATTATCTAATCTATCAGCCATAATCTCTGTTATTTCACTGTTTCTCCGTTCTTTTTAATAACTAAAGTTGGGTCAAGTTTTTTCATACGGTCAATTATTACTTGGCAGTATTTCGGATCTAATTCCATTCCGTAGCATTTACGTTTAAGTTGGTGTGAGGCTATCATTGTTGAACCACCACCAAGGAAGCAATCATAAATTAAATCCCCAACTTTACTGCTATTATTTAATCCTCTTTCTACAACTGGGATTGGCTTCTGAGTTAAGTGATATTCATTTTGTCTATCTTTTGGGAATTCCCAAACCGTTTTTTCGTCTGTAGGTCCATACCAATTTATTGATTTACCCTCTTTAAAACCATAAATGCACGGTTCGTAATTTGGTATATATTGACTCATAAAAGCACCTGAACCACTTTTAACTTTGTACCAACAAATAACCGCTCTTACTTCAATTGGTGTATTTGATAATCCAATATAAGTTTCTTTTGATTTCCCTCCAGCGTACCAAATATAAAAAGGTGAAGTATCCTTTGAAAATATACAAGCGTTATTTATGGAATCTTGAAATAAATTTGATAAATCCTCATTTTGAAATTCATCGCTTTCAATTCCTTTTCTTTGTTTTTTATTGTGCCCTCCAGTATAAGAAACGCCATAAGGTGGATCCGTAAAAACCATGTCAGCTTTTTCTCCATTCATTAATTTTGCCACTTGGTCGCTGTCGGTGCTGTCCCCACAAAGTAAACGATGTTCTCCTATTTCGAATAAATCCCCTAATACAATATCCGTTTCAATTCCACCTTCAGGAACATCAAAGTCATCCTCTTCTGCTTCAAGTTCTGTAATTGCAAAGTCAGGAACATCCAATCCCCATTCATCAAGTTTTTGTGCATCCCAATCAGCCTGTAACTCATCCCAGTCCCATTCTCCAAATCCTACATTGTCTTTAATTAAAAACTCTGCTTTTTGTTCCTCAGTCCACTCATCAGCCAATATAACTGGTACTTCTTTAATACCTATCTCTTTGCAGGCTTTTAAGCGCATATTACCACCCAGTACAATATATTTACCATCAACATCTGTAAAGACGATTAGAGGGCGTTTATTTAGCATATCAGGAAAGTCTTTAATTGACTTAGCTAATTTATTAAATTTATCGTCTTTTATTATTCTGGGGTTTCTTGGATTAGGTTTGACCTCTTTTATATTAACTATTTGCATCCGCTTTGGGTTTGCGTTTCTTTTTAGGCTTAGGAGCTTCCTCAGCTGGGATAGGTGGCTCAACTGCCTCATATTTGATAACTGTAGGCACTTCCTCGAATAGGTAAGATAGTCCAATAGATTGGTAGTACTTCACCTTGCTCATGTCAATCTTTGCCACTACGATAGAACGTTGTCCTAAGATGCGATCATATACTCTGACAGTTTTGTCAATGTATTCTGTTTTAATTTTAAAATTGCTCATATTCTTTAACTATTATAAATACTAAATATAGTGCTAAGGTAATGCTTGATAACTTAAATAGCAAATATGTGTTTTCATTCCACAGTGCCATTACTACTCCAAATGCCATTATGTAAGTCATTAAGCCTAAAAAATTAGCATTCCTCATACCTATATTGTATTTGATTTATATTTTCTTTAATTTCTTTAATCAGGAAGTAGGCAGATGTACTGTTAATGTTAAAATATTTAGCGAGTGCAGTCTGAGTTGAGTGCCCTTTGTCATAATATGCCTCAAATACTATCTTTTTTATCCTGTCTTTTTGTTCTGTTCTATATATTTCAACAAGAGCCTTTTTAAAGTTATACCTATCCTCTATCTCAATCTTGTGCTCCAGGTCAGTAGGGTCATCAATGACATCCATTGTGTACTCTTGAGACCTGTACAAATCCTGTTTCTTAGTCTTAGAGCCTTGAGTCCAGATAAGATCACACTTAATAGTGTTGAGTAGATAGCTCTTAGCCTTGTCCTCTGTCATATCTTGAGCATTGAGTCCTGCACAGTGTAGGTAAGCATTGTTAATAACTGCATCTGCATCTATTGAGGTTGGTATATTGAGCATATCTAAGAAATGGCGTGTGTACTTGAGCACCTCAAGGTAATTACGAGAGAGATATCTATCCAAGTGCTCCTTCATACCATTGAGTGAAGTCTTTGAGCCATACCTTCCTGCGTACTGAGGCACAGAAACACTCCTTATCTCTTTGTCCTGTAACTCTGTTCTTAACTTGTTGTAGTTGTATAAGGCTTCTCTTAGTGAGCACCTTCTCCTCAGGTTGATTGAGGATGGTGTCTATGAGTTGTATATCAGTTTGTTCAAGCATACAGCGGTGAGTGATGTAGCACAAGCCACAGTGAATGATTGTGAGTAGGCCCAAGTCCCCCAGAAGCTGAGACACTTCCAGCAGCCAAGTGAAGTATGTAGCCAATCTGGGAGGTTGAGCTTGTTATCTATGTAGTTCTGTAATGGTTCAAAGTGAGTGAACCACCAGGAGATTACTAATGGAGTTAAATATCCTATCATGGTGCTAAGATAATAAAAGTTATTAACATGACAAAGGGGAGCTGTTACACTCCCCTTATATGACCCTGTGACATAGTGCCGATCTAAGTGACAGGGGGTTGGCTTACCAGAGCCTTATTTCATCAAGTATTTAAATACCTTATCATAGAACTTACCTGTTACCTCTTGACCATGCATGAATCTATACATTTGAAACTTATCCACTCCAACGTCCTCTGCAAGGTGAACAACTTTATATCTCCTTGATAGCTTATCAAACAACTCTGCTCTAATTGAGTCAGTGAGTGTCTCACCATCTTTGATGTAGACTGTCTTAGAACGGGAGGTCATCGTCTAATTCTATTGGTTGTGTACTTGGCTGTGATGGCTTAGATCCTGTTACCTCAATTTTCCATGCATCAAGAGTATTGTAATACCTCCCATTGAACTCCCTGCCTCTCACATTGTATGAAACTTCCACTTGCTGACCTACACCCAATGACTCTAATACAGCCATCTTATCATTGACTGTTTGGAACAGTATATCCTGTGGATACTTTGCATCCGGTGTTGTTACCACGAACTCTCTCACTGAGAACTTATCACTGATCACTTTGATCGGATTGATGAGCTTGATAGCTCCTTTGATTGTTGAATCTGACATTTATTTATTATTTAATTCATTTACATATTGAGCATAATATTCAGAGCATGCTATTAATCTCTCTTTTATCTGTTCCTCAATGGCTAAGTCTCTCTCATATCTTAACACAGTCACCCTATGGTGTGCAGGTATGTGTTTGACCTTATGAATTGATTTGTTATCCCAATCAGTGAGCAGAGTATCATCTGTATCATACATGGTGTACACTAACTCAAATGAAGGTCTATCATACAGCCACATGTATGCTCTACCCTGCCACTCATAATCTGAGTTATCACCTTCCGATGGTGTTGCCGGGAAGGTCTCTAATGACCAGGAGCTCTTGATGTCAATGATCACCTCATCCATGAGTATATCACAACACCCTGACATTAGCTCATTAGTAACTCTGATTGTGTTCTTACTGTACTTCTTAGTGAAACGAACATCATTGAGTAAGTCAATACCATCCTGCTCCCAATCAGTTCCTTTGATCATTGGCTTAGTCTTAATATCTGAGCTATATCCAAAGAAATCCTGTTTTGCTATCTTACGTATCTCTGACTTAGCAGTCTCAGACAATAGCTCAGACTTACTCCTGGAGTTAGTCATGAGCTTACCTAATTGTGATGGGCGCCATTTCATAGTTGTGCCTCCTGTTCTTTGGTTAAATAGAACTTAGCTTTCAATTGATCAGTTGTGAACTCACCTTTATTGATTGACTCAAGAGCAGCCTTGAAACGTGCATCTGACAATGACTCTTTTTTAGTCTCAGTTGGTGTCTCCTTAGATGCCTGTTGACCATCATCATCCACTGCCTGCAATGAGAGAGCACTTTGAAGGGTGTAACGTCTGTAGTAAGTGATTGCACTACCCATTTGTTGTGGTGTGATACCTTGAGGTAAGTCCATACATGACTCGAGCATTGCACCTGAGTCAATATCTACTATCTGAGTACACACACTGTTACCTTGGATAGGTTGGATAAGTAGCAAGCCATTCTCTAAGAGTACAGGCTCAACAGTGCTAAGGATAGCATTAAGGTCAGCGTACTTTGAGTGATGACTCATAGCGTTCTTAGTAACCTTACCAATGGCCAACTTTGCCCGGTGTAGTTTTTGGTGTAGAGTGAGTGTCTTACTCAACTCATTCAGCTCCTTGATTTTCTCAGTAGCTGTTTTGATTTCTTTTTCCATACTGTTTTTATTTATTGCATCAAAGTTAATAAAAGATTGCATAAGTACAAAATAAAGTTATTAACATTTGTATGTTAGTTCCTCACCTGTAAGTGCAAAGTACAGGTTTTCAAGTTGGTGAACGTATTTGATACTTGTAATATAATAACATCCAGCATTTGAACTATCATTGTTATAATACCAATTATCATCCTCATCATTATAACCTACTGAATTGTAATAACCTTTTGCTTTTATTACATAATTATTATAGTGTTCCTTGTATTCAAACCCTACCTTTAACAACCACTCCTCACTTATTTCAAGAGCCTGATAAAAGTCATCAATCTCATCATCTAATAAATTCTCAATATCCTCTAAGTTTATAAGTCCTGTCTTATAAGTGCCATCACCTAACTCAATCTTATATGAGTTACCTAATCTAATTTCATGTGAGTCTAATGTCATAATTTAATCTATTTCGTTATTAATCCCCTTTACAGGGTGTTTATATTTCTTCCTAAGATGTTTCAATTTTACTTTGAACTTAGGCATTTTTAGTTTGATTCTCATATCCCTAATGTAAATTGTTCATACCACTCAACAAAACTATCAAAGTCTCTCACAATAATATACACACCGCCTGCCCTTTCAATGGAGGCTTGATATTCCTTCTGAGCATCTGACTGTCTATCCTTCCCAAATTTTACCTCGAGCTTAACTGACCTCCCTCTGATCGTGGCAGAAATATCTGCTGTTCCTTTGGTTGACTGTCCAGGTGTCCATTTGCCCGGTAACTGTTTTGTGTGTGCCATGATGCCAGAGCCAACAGGTATCTTTGCTCCTTCCCTGTACTGACCTTGAGAGCTTATTCTCTCAGCTTGACCGCCCATGAACTGTATCCATGCAATGACACACTTTGTCAAGGCATTAGCAGAGTTATCTGTCCAATCAGTCTTTGGTATGTATGCCTCTGGCATGTTAGGATACTTCTGTTTCAACTGCTCCATCATAAGAGCATTGAGTTTGTCTTTGTTACTTCGTTTCATATAAATAAATTTAATTGATTAGTATGATTAG